CACTATCACAACTAAGTTTTGTATAACTAACTCCCTCTTTATCTTCAAAGGGAACAATGAACTCATCAGTAGCAATATCTTTAATTGCATATGAACCACTACCATTGGTTATAAAGGAACCAGTTACATTTTGAACTGATGTATTAAAAGTTTTTTGAATGTATCTTTTTCTAGCACCAACTCTAAACTTAACTCTCTCACCTACTTTATATTCCTCCCTTAAACCTTTCATATATAAAAAGTTATCAGCTAATCCACTCATTGTTAATTCATTTAATGAACCAGTAGAGAATGATGAATCATCCCACCTGACTTCGAGTTTAGGTGAATAAATCGTATGTGTGTTTCTTGAGAAGAATTTTAGATGTCCGAAATGAGTTGAATCGGTTTCTTGTGTTCCATTAAATCTAATTAACATACCATAGTTTTGTTCTTCACCATTTAACCACATACGAAACATATTAGTTACATCAACATTTATATCAGGTGATTCATTTTCAAATACTTGTGCAGAAGCACTAACAGTTAATACAGTAGTACCTGCATTAGCCCAAGCAGTAGCAGTTCCACCAATTGGATTTGTACGATTCTCCCAACTACACCCATCTGTATTTTTAGGATTGTCACTAAACTTACCACTACCTTCTTTCCAAGATTGTGATATTGGTTGAATAGCTAATCTGTAAGATGTATCGTTCAGTTCAGCATTACCTTCGGCTTCATAAAGTCTTAAATAAACTTTAGTACCACTTACACCAGTTGGTGATTTAGGTTGAGGTATAGTCCCATCAGCAATTGATTTAGATAACTCTGTAAATTCCGTTCCACTAAAATTAACTAATGCTCTTGTTGGATGGTCAAATGTATTATTAAAAAATTCTTTTTTGACTTCAAGTATTTGGTCTCTTCCAAAGTTTTGGTCTCTAAAGGATTCACCAGTTATAGTTGACGAACCACTTGAAATCCAAGTGTCCTGTGATGGAAAAATAAAATGATGCATTATCTAACCCTCCCTTGTATGTTTTGATTTGGATTCTTTAATTCAAAAACCGTTGGTGTTGATGTATTTGGTGGTAATACAATTGTACCATCAGTAGATAGTGCAGTTTGAAAATTATATTTATAACCATAACCAGCAGTACCTTCACCTTCAGATTGGTCTACAAATCCACCATCTGTTGTACCATCACCATCTATATCAGCTCCCTCACCAGATGAACTAAATGAATAAGTATAGGTAGCATTTTCTAAATCAGCATCAGCAACATCACTATTATAATCATCTTTCTGTGTAAGTGTTATATGTCCAATTGAACGAACACCTTCAACACCCATTAATTCAAATTCTAAATTAGATTTAAAAATAGGTTGATTGAATTGCATTTTTTCAATTCTAAAATAATCTTTTATTTTTTGTATACAATTTAATTTAACGTCTTGTTTATTTGCATACTTTTCAGCTATTACATCAAATATAACACCAAAGTTTACAATGTACCCATCGTGGATTGCCACCACATCTGTCATTAATTTAAAGTTTTCTAAATATCTTTTTATATTCGTTGTAAGTGTTAATGGTAAATTATCAGTTGTTCCCAATGCATTTGAATTTGCGTTACCAATTAATTGTTTTTTATTATTATATCCCAATACATAAATGTTTATTGTTCCTAATTCTAATTCTCTAGCTAAATCACTTAAAATTATGTCTGGTGTTTGAGGTGGTAAATTATCAGAAACAGTAATATTATTAAGATAGCCAAAAATTGCAGTTATTATACCAGGTACATTATTACCTTGAACCTGTTCAGCAAATTGTGTACTTTGCATATACTCTGTAATATTTCCAATTTGAGTATCAAGATTCCCAATAAGTAAATTCCTAAAATTCAAAGTATCTGCAATATAGTCTTGTAGTGCGGTTAAATTGGACTCACCTGCAATTGTAGGAGCTTCTCTTGTCACATATGCTTTTGCAATATTTCCATACTTTGCTGGAACATTCAATACTCTAGCTTCATAATCTTCTTTAGTCACACATCTGTTTTGTGTTGTGAAAAACGCTTTAGCTCTTTCTTTTATTTCAATTGTATCTTCTTCATCTTTACCACCACGAGCTGGAGTATTGTTTGTAACACTCGTTAATGTTGAAGAACCTAAAGTAGGTGTTGTGGTTGGTAAAGTTGTTATGTCACCAACTTGAACATTTGAATTAATTCCACCACCAACACGATAAGTAATGGTTAAAGTTGTTTGATTTGGCGTTTCACCGAGTGTTGAATACTCATCACCCAACAATGGATTAATTGATTGATTTAAATCATTTGTTTGACCAGGTATTACAATACCAACTTGTTCCATATCAATAAAACCTTCATCAACCATTTGTCCATCTTTTAATACTCCATTACCAAACACAAGTGAAGTTGTATTATCGTCATTTGTTTCACGAGTAAATCTTTTTGTTGTTGTGATATAAGTTAATGAATAAGGAACAGCTTCAATTGATGTATTTCCTTGAAAGTCAACATATGCAGATTCTCTGTTTATATCATCAGAATAATGAGTAGAGATTGGAACTTTATCTTGTGCTAAGAAATCCACTTCATACCAATTCTGATTATTTGAATCCACACAAGAAATAATGTCAACAACATTTGTATCAGGTATGGTAATGGTTTTAAATTTTTCAGGTATTCCCACTTGAAATGTAATTGTTTTTTGTGTCGCACTAACAGCTCTTGTGGTTCTTGATAATGTATATGTTGAAGCTAAACCACTAGCATCTGTTGAACCAATTGTTTCAGTATCATTTGATTCTGTAATTCTAAAATCAATTGGTTCTAATGTTGTAAAAATAACATCTGAATTAACTGACGATACTAATTCAATACCAGCATCAAACATACCTGCATGTGAATAATCTACTTTTGATGCATCACCACTTGAAGCATTTACATTAGAGGTGAAAGTTAAATCTACAAAAGATGGAACAATTGGTTTTACTTTATAACCAAACATTTTTGCCATTGTGATTATGTTTCTTCTTTCTTCCGCTAATGGTAATAACATCTCACGATATTGTTGGTCAACATAAAATGATAACACATCACCCACATAAGCATTCATTTCCAATAACATCATACCAGGTGATGTTTCATTGAAATCACGATATGTATCTGGAAAATAAGATTTAGCATAATTCATTAATGATTGTTTTAATGCTGTAAAATCTTTATTTAAATAATTTACATTTGATTCTTTAAAATTGTCTTTACCATATGTTGGCATTTTTTATCTCCAATTAATATCCACCACCACTTGTTACATTTGATTCTGGTTCTGTTATATCACTACTAAAATCTAAAGTGATAGAATCCAAAGTGTTTGGGTCCTGTTTAATGTTAAATAATATCTTTACTCTAATTTCGTTTACTCCAATGTCTGTAGTGTTATCTCTACTTAAAACTTCGATATTTCTTACCTCAACGAAAGGTAACCAAAATTCTATTTTATCCAATATTGCATCTTGTACACCAATTAAATTTTCATTTGTAATATGTTCAAATAATAATGTCCTTAAATTTAAACCTAAGTTAGGTTGAAAAAATCTTTCACCTTCATTGGTTTGTAATAAATTTCTTATATTGTTTTTTACAGCTTCAATAGTGGTTGAAGTTGATGCAAAAAATCCATCCAACCCATCACCTCTACGAATTGGTAAATCAATACCAATTTTTACTTTAGTATCATTATCCTCAATATAAGGTTTTCTTGATGTATCTTTAACAGCCATTATAATAAGTCCTCAATATCTTCTCTAATTAATTTTACAGTTGTAAATTCTCGTTGACCATCTTCATCCTCTACGTCAAAATCATCTTCTGAATCAGGTGGTTCTCCAATAAATACATAACCAGTCGATTCCAATCCACCACTATCTTTACCTAAATTCAATGGTGGTGAAACTGCACCTCCTGTTAATAAAGGTGTTATGGCTTTTTCTATCTGACCTTCCAATGAATCTATCATTCCTCCAAGTCCTAATGGGTCACCTATTTTTTTTAAAGCTTTTAAAACAGGTTGATATTCACCCAATAAAGTTTCTAATTCAATATTTACCAATTGTTCTGGTATTTTAAATTTTTCTACAACAACAGGAGCATTTAATCGAGTAATTCTAAATTCAGCTTGAGTTAAGAATTTAGCAATTGCTTCTTTAGTATATTCAGCTTCACGTTCAATAAAAGAACCATTTGATGTATCAAGTGGTTTTATTATTCCAGTATCTCTAGCTGCCTTTACTTTAGCATCAATTAAATCTTGTTTTAATCCCATTGTTATCTTCCAATTTTGTTTTTAGATTTTTCTTTACTTTTTTTCAATACTTCGCTATAATCTTTATTAAGAAATTGACTCATTGGGTCACTAGATGGAACTTGTTGTGGTGATGTATTCATCATATCACCATATTGTCTACCAACTAATTCATTCATTCTATCTGATGTAAACTCACTACCTCCCAATGTTTTCCATTCACCATCACTAGCTGTTTCATTCAATACATCATTCAATACTGAATTATTTGTAAATGATTTTTTTTCAACTATTTTTTTAGGTTGTGGTTGAGATTCAATTGGTTGTCTTAATTCAGTTATTACTTCTTGAATTGCCATTGCAACTTCTTCTCTGACGATTTGTCTTATTGTTTTTCTTGTAGTTGTTTTCTTTTTCATAACTATCCTTGTTCTATTTTATGTTTCGTACTTGTAATATTATTAATTTTTGTTGTAATTTGTGTTATTTTAGCTTGTATATCCGGCATCGGAACTTGAGGGCCTAACATCGTTGGTATTTTTATTGTTGGTAATAAATTAACAATGTCATTCAATACCTCTTTTAATTTTTCACCCAATACCATTGACTCCATAGTGGCTTTATTAGGATTACCAATGTTTACATTTTTTGATAAGATATTTAAACTTGTATCTGAACCAATTGATAAATGTCTTCCAGCACCAATGTGAATATCTTTAATTGATGAAACAAAAATATCATCAAGTTTTGAATTTAAAGTTATTCTATCTGAATGTAGCAACATTTGGTTACCATCATATCCATAAATAGTTTGTTGAATATCAGCCCCATTATTTAAATTGGATTGAATATCACCAATTGGATATGCATTGTTTTCAACACCATCCGAAGCTAATGTAAAACCAAATACTCTCTCATTTGATGATTCTTCTTCTAAAGCACCCTTGACATAACTTGGAAAGTGTTGAGCTAATGTCCCATTTGAAGTTATAGTTACTAAACTACCATCACCTAAAGTTTCAGAATAATTACCACTACCTCTATCATTTGAGATAAAAATATATGGATTATTACTTCTACTACCAACACGAATACTATTACCATGTCTGCCTTCAATCATATAATCACCAACAACTTCATTAATTATTTTTCCATAATCCAAATCTTCGTTTCTAAATTTTTCCAATCTACTATATAAAACTTCTTTATTAAAATTTAAACTTTCACCTTTTTCACCCCTTTGTGTATTTTGTAATGTATCTGAATTACTCATAGTTAATTCTTTTTTATAATTTAAATCATCATTCCACGTTGGACTATTATTAATCGTGTTTAAAGGCCCGAGATAATAATTTATTTTTCCTATTGTACATAATAAAACTGGATCTCCCTTTGATGGTACATCTCCGTGA